CCAAAGACAGAACAAAAGCCCTTAAAAATGATAAGGGAGAAAAAATTAAATACGTCGAGGAAACCGAAGACGAAAAGAAAAAGCGAGAGGAAAAGGAAAAAGAAAAAAAAGACGATAAGAAAATAGACTTATCAAAAGTTAGCCTAGACGAATTAAAAAAAGTAAATCCCGCAGTAGCTAAATTAATGTCAAGCGTAGGCGACATAGAAAAAAAGCTAACAGATATTGAAAAAGAAAAAGAAGAAAAGGGAAAAAAGAAAAAAGAAAAAGAGGGTAAATTTCAAGAACTTTACGAAGACGCAGAGGCTAAACGTAAAGAGCTACAAAATGACGCAACTAAGAGCGAGGCGATTTTAGGAAAGTACAAAAGCACGATTAATAAAATCGTAGAGGATAATTTAAAAATTATTCCAGAAGACAAGCACGCATTAATCCCACAAGATTATAGTGCTAGAAAAAAGCTAGAGTACATTACCGAAAACGCTAAAATCCTAGGCATTAAAGCCGGAGGTAAAGGCGGGAAAATACCTAATAGTGATGATGACATAAATTTAGACGAAGAGAGCAAAACTCAAAAGAGATTTGACGAGTTAAAAGAGTTAGGAGCAGAGCGTACCCCTATTCAGAATAAAGAGTATGTGGAAACGGGTAGGAAAATTAAAGAGATTAGAGAGGCTAACGAAAATAGCAACAAGGAAACAGATTAATTATTTAAAAATTTACATACTTTAAGTAAGACAAAATAATTTTATTTAAAGTTAAAACAAAAAAATATGGATTTAGGAATGCACACAACCCTAGAAGACGCAAATAGTAAGCTAGACCCCGAAGTACTAGCTATTGCGGAAAACATTACGCCTCTAATGGCTAATGAATTTGGGAAAGTTTGGGACTTATTTAAAAATAGAGAAACCCCGTTTATTACAGACGAGTTCGAGGTATTAGTTAGAGATTATACTACCCCAGAGGTAGAAGTAACCGCTAGCGGAGGTAGTGCGGATTGGGATACTAATTCCGATACTACAGCTTTACCTGTAAGTGCTAGTTATATTGACAGAATTACAATCGGCGACGTATTAAAAGTAGAGAGCGAGATTGTAGTAGTTAAAGCAGTAGACCGAAGTGGAAACACTATTGACGTTTACGAACGTGGAGCGGGTGAAAGTACAGCAGTAGCACACGGTACAGACGCTATTATAGCCAAAGTAATTGGTAACGCCCATGAAGAGGGGAAAGTAGACGGCGAGGCTATGGCAGAGGAAACAAGCAAATTTACTAATTACACCCAATTAGTAGAGGAAATTATTGACCTGTCAAAAGCTAATACCGACCAAGCTAGAAAAGTAGGACGTACCGCAGACGTATTAAGAAACGAGGCAGTAGAAAGAGTAATGAGAGATTTAGCTAGAACGGCTATTTACGGAGTTAGTAGAGCACCTGCTAGCGGATTTGCTAGTATGACTAGAGGATTTATCCAATGGTTATCTCTATCAGCCGGAATTAAAACAGCCGTAGGAGGAGCATTTACCGAAACAGTATTAAGGGCTATTATTCAGGACGTTAGATTAGCAGGTGGTACCGTAAATTATATTGTAATGAGCCCCGCTAAAAAAACGCTATTTAATAATTTCAGTTCAGCCGACAGTATTACAGTGGATAACTCCGCAAGATACACAGGTAGAGTGCTAGACGCTTATATGGCAGACGGATTTGGATTAGTACCTGTAGTAGTAGACCTAGATATGAGCGACAGCGAGGTAGCGGTAGGAGATAGCAGAAAAATGATTAAAGGTTGGAAAGAAAATGACAGTTTAAAATTTGTCAAGGAAACAAACACTAACAGCCGAGAGAACAAAGAAACCCTACAAGGTAAATTCGGGCTAGCAGTAGAGAACGTAGGACAAAGTCACGGACTATTACAGACTTTAAGCTAGATTAGATAGGCGACGGGGTAGCTATAACGGCTACCCCTTAACCGATTAGACAATTTAATATTTATAATTTATAAAAAAATTTAAAGAAAACTATATGGCAAAAGCAATAAAAGATTTAATCAAAGACGCTAAGAAATTAGGTATTGAAGTAACAGGCGATGAAAGTGCTAAGGACTTAGCGGAAGTGATTAAAATTAAAAAAGCGGAATTAGAGGACGCTAAAAAAGTGGAAAATAAAAAGATTGAGGACGATAAAAAGTTAGCAGACGCAAAGAAAAAAGGAGTAATCTATTACGACGTTAAAGTTAAGGCTTATAAGAACGGCGAGGACATAGTAGAAATTGGTTTATACAGAACTAAAAAAGAAGTAAAGCGATTTGGAAGAATGCCTAAAGACGTAGTAGAGCGTTTTGACGGGAAAATCCCAGCACCTAAATTGCATGAAATAGCTAAGAGATTTAGAGTTAGCCTATACGAAGAAGACGGGGAAACCGTTAGAGAGGATAAAGAAATTATTAACGAATTAGTAAAGGAACTTTAAGAGAATTTGCTACTAGATAAAAACGTAGTGAAGATTAAAAAATTATAAACACTTAAAAATATGGGAAACGAAACACACGCAAATAGAGTGCGTAATAAAATTCAAGTAGACGGTAAAGAGGGTACGCCCGATACTACCGAAGTAGAAATTTTATTGCAGGACGACGCTAAGGACGTTCTAATGGCTAGAGGTGCAACCGTACCGACAGCAGACGAGGACGGCTATGCTAAGGGTTGCCTATTCATTAAAACCGACGCAGTAGACGGAACTAAAGGTTTATATGAAAATCAAGGCACAAAGCTATTAAGCGACTTTAATTTAATCGGCGACATTACTACCGCAGAAATTGCAGACCTAGCAGTAACTACCGCCAAATTAGCAGACGACGCAGTAACTAGCGATAAATTAGATAGTTCTATAATTAAATACGTAGACGTACAATTAACAGCCGTACAGATTAAAGCCCTAGCGGGGACTAATATAGAGCTAGTACCTGCTACAGAGGCGGGAGTAGGCTACGCTATTTTACCGATAGCAGTAAATTTAAGATTAACCGCAGGGAGCGAAGTTCTAACCGAAAGCGACGATAATCTAGCCCTACGTTACAATGCTAGTACCGAATTAATGGAGATAGAAGTAACCGGATTTATAGATCAAGCTACAGACCAAAACCGATACCAAGCTATGGCGGAGGCATTAATGACACCTGAGGAAAACGTAGCACTAGACCTAGATAATAATGGTACGGCAGAAATAGCGGGTAATGCTAGCGACGACGCATTACTAGATATTAGAGTTTACTACAGAGTAATACCAGTAAAATAGAAAAGTAAAATAACAATAAAAGGAAATGCCGAGATTTAACGGTATTTCCTTTTTTGTTGAATAGTAGTATAATATAAATATAATAATAATTTTAAAAATATGGCGTTCAAGCGAGTAATACAATATTTAAATTCAGCAAGAAACGCCGTAAGCGTAGGCGTAGATAATCCTTTACCGATAGAAATAAAAACACCGATAGAAGAAAACGGAGGCGTGCCTGTAAATTTACAAGATCAAACTACTCCAACAATTATTTTACCGTTGATACAATTATTAGGCACTACAGCAATAACAGCCGACGCAGTTATAGGAGAGTATACTATAGCGGTAGCGTCCGCTAGCGGTTTTGTAGTAGGGCAACATTTTAGAATAATAGACGTAGCAAATGATAGATATTACTATGCTACAATTTTAGGAATTTCGGGGCTAAATATTACACTAGACACGCAATTTGATTTTGCGTATGTGAGCGGGGCAGAGGCTACAATTTCTAATAAAAATATGAATGTAGACGGTAGTACGACACCGATAATTTTTAAATTAAGGACAGGGACACCAAGCATACCGTCGGTAGTAGATATAACTAGATTAATTTTTATTTGCACAGCTACCTCGGCAATAGATTTAATAAAATTTGGAAACCTAACAGCATTAACAAATGGATTAACTTTTAGAAGAAGAAACGGAGATATAAATAATTCTTTCAATGTAAAAACAAACGCAGACATAGCGTCATTAATGTATGATTGGACACCATACGTAGCAACTAACCCCTCCCAAGGATTAGACGGATTTGTGAGTAGATTAACATTCGCAGGACAGAATAAAATGGGCGTAGCGTTGAGGGTGGAGGCGGACGGAAATTTAGAAGTTTTAATACAAGATGATTTAAGGGCTTTAACAAGTTTAAATATAATAGCAGAGGGGCACATAGTACAAGATAATACTTAATAGATTAAAAATATGTATACAGACAAAGCAACAATAGATAGTTATTTAGGCGTAACGCTAGACGCCGGATTAGCTACATTTATAACCCTAACAATAAAAGGGGTAACTAATTTTATAGAGCAATATTGCGGGGACGAACGTTTTGGAATAAGAGTTTTTGAAGCACCTGAGGAAGACACCGACGTAACTAAATATTACGACGGAAACGGAGCAATAAAATTACAGGTAGGAGATTTAAAAGAATTAACTAGCCTAACCGTAGACGACGTATTACAGACAGAAAATACAGACTTTTATTTAAAACCATATAACGCAGAGGCAGAAGGGAAACCGTACTCCGAGATAGAATTAGTACAGCCGAGCGGACGAAGTAGTAGCCGAGGTAGTGCTATTTACGAATACGAAAAAGACCAAAAAAATATTATAGTAGTAGGTAAATTTAGATATAGCGACGACGTACCGGCAGACATACAATTAATAGCGACTAAATTAGCTAGCGAAATATTAAAGGAAAGAGTAGGCGACGAGGAACTAAGAGAAACTAAAGCGGAAACATTTGACGATTATAAAATAGACTATACCGAAATAGCTAAAATGGCTAAGAGCCTAGGAATTTACGATATACTAGACCAATATAAAAGAAAAGATAAAAGCGTAAAAACGGGAGTAGTACAAATATAAAATTATGAGTTACGAAAGCTTATTAAATTTACTTGTTATTATACGTAGCAAAACAAATACGCAAAGCGGTAGCGGGGCGGTAAATTTTACGTGGGCGGATAAAGCCACAGGAGTAAAAGCTAGAAAAGTTAGAAACCTACAACCGAAGATATTTGACGAAGACGCTAAAACATACGTAGACGAATATAAATTTTACTTCTTAGATGGCGTTAGCATAACCGTAGCCGATAGGATTTTATTAGAAGACGCTAGAGAGTACGAAGTATTAAGCGTAGATAAAGATAGCCATGAGCACCACGTAAAAGTATACGCAAAGATAACAAAACAATAAAAAAATATGATAGTTAAATTTATAAAAAATTTAGCCGTGCGACAAGAGATATTACAAGAAATGGACGATAATATAGGTTTAGCGATAGCACAGTTAGAAACCGCAGTAAGAAACCGGACACCGGTAAGAACGGGAAACCTAAAGGCACACATAGACGGCAGACGTACAGGTTGGGCACGGGGAGAGGTAGCGACTAACGTAGAATACGCCGAGTATGTAGAATACGGTACGTCAAGATTTAGCCCTAGGGCTATGTTTAGAATAGGAGCGAGCGACGTAGAGAAAAAGGGAGTAAGATATTTTAGAAAAAAATAGTTTTCAAATAATTTAAAAGGTGTTATAATTATAATATGTCATTAGAGCAAGGAATATACAACGAAATAAAAAACGACGTTACTATAGCGACTAAATTAGCTAACGGGGACGACTACCATATATACCCGCTAGTAGTACCGGATAATATTACATTCACTAAGGCGGTAACATATACCGAGATAACCCAAAGCCTAAATTTCCCGAACGCTAGAACTAGTATAATACAAATTAATTGTATAGCCGACACGTTCGACAACGCCGTAGACCTAGCCGAGGATATAGACAGAATATTTTTTGATAAAAATGAGTATTTACTAGGCGGAGTATTTGCAGTAAAGAGGACTACATTTTTCGGGAGAACAGCGTTAAAAGACCCCGATATGCAGAAATTTATTTGCGTAATAGAAATTTATATAAAATATTAATTTAAAAAAATATGT